GTATCGAACATCTCCGGCAAGGCGGTGGAAATGATCCAGCAGCGCTTGGACATGCAAGCCTACATTTACATGTCGAACATGGCCAAGGCTGTAAAGCGGTGCGGCGAGATTTGGCTTTCCATGGCCAAGGATGTCTTTGTGGAGCCGGGCCGGAAAATGAAAGGCATCGGCGCGCAAGGCGAGGTATCCAGTGTGGAGCTTATGCGCCCGATCATGGGCGAAGAAGGCGAGGTCGAGCATGAAAACGACCTATCCGAAGCGTCCTTTGATGTTGCGGTAACGGTCGGGCCGTCGAGTTCCAGCAAGCGCGCGGCGACGGTGCGGGCATTGACCGGCATGATGGCCATTACGCCCGATCCGGAAACTCAAAAGGTGCTGCAAGCCATGGCCATGATGAACATGGAAGGCGAGGGCATTGAGGAAGTGCGGGAGTATTTCCGCAAGCAGCTTGTCCAACAGGGCGTGGTGAAGCCGACAGAGGAAGAAGCGCAGGCCATGGCACAAGCCGCGCAACAGCCGCCGCCCCCGACGCCAGAGCAGCGATACTTGATCACGCAGGCCGAGAAGGCATTGGCCGAGGCCGAGAAGATCAAGGCGGAAGCGCAGAAGATTGCGGCGGAGTTCTCGCCCGAGATGATCCAGGCGAAGCAGGCTGGCGAGGCCGCGAAGATTGACGCCGATGTCGAAAAGGCCAGGCTTCAGGCTGAGACTGCGCGCGTGAATGCCGAGGTGGCGCGGATTAAGGCGCTGGCTGAAGTGGATATGGAGCGGGAGAAGGCGCGCGCCAGCATTGAAAGCCCGCGCCCGATGCGGCCCGAGCCGAGCGCGCCGCCCATGATCGTGGTGGATAATGACGGCGGCATTGCCAAGGTTGTAAAGCCAGCGATAGACGCCATGAGCATGGCGCTTGCCGATGCCGGCGCGGCGATTGAAGGGCTGGCGCAAAGCCAGGCCGCGATTGCCGCCAAGATTGACGACGTTGATGCCAAAGCATCGCGCCCGCGCAATGCGAAGGTTGTGGTGCGGAAGGCGGCTGACGGTTCCTATGTTGGCGAAAGGATTGAAAGCTGATGGCTGACAATGTAGGCTATACGCCCGGCACTGGCGCCACCATTGCGGCTGATGATATCGGCGGCGTTTTGCACCAGCGGGTAAAGCTTGGAGTTGGCGGTGATGGCGTTGCGGTTGATGTAAGCGCGGCCAATCCGATGCCAGTAACGGCGCCCGGTGGCATTGCGGTAACCGGCGCATTGACTGATGCGGAGCTTCGCGCAAGTGCGGTGCCGGTATCTGGCCCGTTGACGGATGCCGAATTGCGGGCGGCGGCGGTGCCGGTTTCGGTGCCGCTTGCGGTATCGGCAACCATTTTAACGCTTACCACAGCGGCAACCGGCACCAACTGGACTGCCTTCGGTTCTTCTGCCTGCGATGCATTGGACCTGACCAATAGCACCAGCATCGCGATTGAATACCGGCGCGGCGGCGCTGGCAACGGGATGCAGGTGCTGTCTGGCGCTTCTCGCTTGATTGTCGGGATCAGCAACGCCAATGAAATCCAAGTGCGGCGGGTCGATACCAGCAACACGCAAGTCACCATCCAGGCTGAGGCGCTGGTAGCCTGATGATGGGCAGTCTCACACGCGGGCCGAATGGGCTGCATTACATCATCAGGGAATACACGAGCAGCGATACCTGGGTTAAGCAGCCGGGCCTCAAAATGCTGTTTGGTGTATGCGTCGGTGCCGCTGCGGGTGGTGGTAGCGGCAGGCGCGGCGCGGCTGGCACTGTTCGCACAGGCGGCGCCGCTGGTGGTGGTGGCGCAATCGCAACGCGGTGGTTGATGGCCGATGAGTTAAGCGCGACGGAACCCGTTACTATTGGCGCAGGTGGCGTTGGCGGGGCTGCGCGCACAACCGACAACACAGATGGGCAGGCAGGTGCCAACGGCACGGATACCAGCTTTGGGTCATTGATAGTCGCGGATGGTGGCACCGGTGGTGGCCCTGGCAGAACGGCTCAATCAGCAGCCGGCGCGGGAGGTTCGATTACAAACTCCACCCCACCGCAATTCCCAACTGTGGCGGGCGTCAATGGTGCCGTCGGACCGGTTAGCGGCATTGGCGCTAACGCCAGCGCGGTCTCGATGGAAACGGTTGGCCCCGGCGGCGGCGGTGGTGGTGGCGGCATATCTTCTGCCAATGTCCCAGGTAAGGGCGGCGACGGTGGCCGGGCGTATGACATCAGCGGCAATCAATCAGCGGCAAATACCGGCCCTACCGGCGGCACGGGCGATCCAGGCGGGAACGGAATAGACAATTGGGCGCTGCAATTACTGAATGATTATCTTGTCAGCGCGCAGATCACGAAGGGCATCGGCACGTCTGGCGCGGGTGGTGCTTCGGGCGATACCGCTGGCACGATTCCAGGCGGCAATGGCGGCAATGGCGGCAAATACGGCGCGGGCGGGGGCGGCGGCGGTGCTTCCGCCAACGGAGCGAACAGCGGCGCGGGTGGCGATGGTGGCGACGGGCTTTGCATCGTGGTGGAGTATTATTGATGAGCTACTATGCTGTCATGAGAAACGGCACTTGCATCGCCAAGATCGTTTGGGATGGGGTGGGACCTTATGACTTTCCGCACCCGCATGATGAGCTAGTCTATGACCCCTACAACATCATCGCGGTTGAAACAGGCACAGAGCCGCCGCAAGACCCAGGCAGCGAAAGCGAATAACCTATGTTCCTAACGCTTCTTCAATCGCAAGGGGCACCACCGCCGCCGCCACAGATTATCGGCGGCGGCGGTCCTGGCAACGCGCAACGCGGGCGCAAGCGCGCGGTCTATATGGTGGATGGCAAGGTTTTCGACCGGGCAGAAGATGCCGCGCGATACCTTGCCAGCGTCACCCTGCCCGATCCGGAAGATGAAGCGCAACCCGCGCCGCGCCCGCGCCGCGCTGCCCCGGTGGCAGAAGTGGAGATCGAAGGCGAGCGCATAGCCCTGGAGCCTATCGCGCTGCCCGTGAGCGCAACGCCTGAGTTCGTGGCCGATATGGTCCGGAGCGAATTGCAGGCTGCCAGGCGCAAGCTACAGCGCCGGCAGGAAGCGTTTGAACGCGAAGAAATGGCGGCTGTCATGGCGGCAATGCAATTGCTGCTGGATGACGGCGAAGAGATCGTTTTTCATTAAGGATCATCGCATGAAATCGCCAGCTTGGACCCGGAAAGCCGGGAAGAACGCCAAAGGCGGCCTAAATGAAGCCGGGCGCCGATCCTATGAGAAGGCTAATCCGGGTTCAGACCTAAAGGCACCCGTGAAAGCTGGCGACAACCCGCGCCGCGCTTCTTTCTTGGCGCGCATGGGCAACATGCCAGGCCCGGAACGTGACGCGGAAGGCAAGCCCACGCGCCTTCTGAAGTCCCTGCAAGCCTGGGGTGCATCAAGCAAAGCCGACGCCAAGGCAAAGGCGAAGGCCATAAGCAATAGGAACAAGGCAAAATGAAAAAGCCGGTTTGGAAAACCAAAGACCCCACCAAAGGGGACAAGAAGCTGGCGCCCAAGCAAAAGGCGGCGGCGAAAGCCATGGCGAAAGAAGCCGGGCGCCCGTATCCAAACCTTGTGGATAACATGCGGGCCGCGCGCAAGAAGAAGTGACTACGGCACCCGCCCTGCCGGCGAAGGGCGAGACAGGAACCAAATATGAGCCAAGCACAGACGCAAGAGCCTGACCTTGAGATCGAGGAGCAGGTTGCACCGCTTGACGCGCCCGCGGCAGAGGCGCCAGATACGCCCGCCCCGGAGCCGGAAGAGGTAATCGTCACCATTGGCGATGAACCCGCCCCGGAGCCGCAGGATACCGCCCCGGCGCCTGAATGGGTGCGGGAATTGCGGCGCGTCAACCGCGAGCGCGAGCGTGAAATCAAGGAATTGCGCGACAAGCTGGCGGCAAAGGAAGCAACCCCACCGCCTGCCACCGATCCCGGCAAGAAGCCGACGCTTGAAGATCACGACTATGACACCGAGGCTTATGAGCGCGAATTGACGGCTTGGTATGACCGCAAGCGCACTGCCGATGCGGAAATCACGCGCCAGCTTCAAGCGGAGCAGGAGCAGCAAAAGGCATGGCAGGCCAAGCTGGAAGGCTACGGCAAGGCCAAGGCTGAATTGCGCGTGCCGGATTATGACGACGCCGAAGCCGTGGCGCAAACCACGTTCAGCGTGCCGCAACAGAGCATCATCGTGGCCGGCGCTGAAAACCCGGCCTTGCTGATTTACGCCATGGGGCGGAACCCGGCCAAGGCCAAGGAATTGGCTGCCATTACCGATCCCGTCAAGTTCACCTTTGCCATTGCCAAACTGGAGGCGCAATTGAAAGTCACCCCCCGCAAGGCGCCCCCCGCGCCTGAAAAACCCATCCGTTCAACCGGTGGCGTATCCGTATCCGGCGCCGTTGATGGCACCCTGGAACGGTTGCGCGAGGAAGCTGCCCGGACGGGCGACATGACCAAGGTCATTGCCTACAAGCGCCAGAAGGCCATGGCAGGCAGAAAGTAATTGACGCCAAGCCAGGCGCTGGCGTAAAGTGCTGGCGCCCAGGTGTCGCGAGCCGAAAATCGCAGAGGGCATAGAACGGCAGCCGCCCGGCCTTATGGGTGAGACATGGCAACAATCTTCCATCTCTCAATCATGAGGCTATGAAACATGGCAAACAGTTTTAACAAAGAAGAGCGCATCGCCTTCGAGAATATCCTTGAAGGCTTTCAGGATGCGCTGGTTCTTTCCAGAAATGTGGCGATCTACAACACCGATCAGGTGATGATGGAGCGCACAAACAACGTCATTTGGCGTCCGCAACCCTATATCGCGACCAGTTATGCCGGGACCGATATGACCGCCAATTTCGACGATTATACGCAGCTTTCCGTCCCGGCGACGATTGGCTTTCAGCGTTCCGTGCCATGGGTTATGACCGGCACTGAATTGCGCGATGCCTTGCAGGAAAACCGCCTTGGCGACGCTGCCAAGCAAAAGCTGGCGTCGGACATCAACGTGGCGATCATGAACGTGGCGGCGCTGCAAGGCACCTTGTTTGTGAAGCGCACGGTTGCCGCGTCCGGCTTTGATGACGTGGCGCAGTGCGAAGCCATCATGAACGAGCAAGGCGTGATGATGGAGGACCGCTATCTGGCGCTTTCCACGCGCGACTACAACGGCATGGCAAGCAACCTTCAGGCCGTGACCCGTTCCTTTGGCAACCAAACCAGCGATAACGCGCTGCGCCGCGCCCTTGTCGGCACGGTGGCCAGCTTTGACACCTACAAGCTGGACTATGCCCTTCGCAAGACTGCGGCGGCTGGTGGCGCTGGCTTGCAGATCAATACGACCGTTGCGGGCGCGCAGTTCTATGTGCCGAAGGCAACTTCCGTTGCGGCAACTGGCGAAGTGTCCAATGTGGATAACCGCTTCCAGACTGTCACGGTTTCCAGCAGCGTGAGCGTAGCGCCCGGAGATGCCTTTACTATCGCCGGCATCGAAGCGGTGCATCACATCACCAAACAGTCCACCGGGCAACTGAAAACCTTCCGCGTGATCAGCGTGCCAAGCACGACGACGCTGGTGATTTCCCCGCCGCTTATCACGGCGCAGGGTGGCACTGATGCAGAAGTGCAATACCAGAATTGCGTTGCTGCCAGCACATCAACCACGGCTTCCATCGTGTTCCTGAATACCGTGACCAACTTCATGAACCCCTTCTGGCACAAGGATAGCCTGGAAATCCTGCCTGGCCGTTTGGCGATCCCGAGCGATGCCGGCGCTGCCGTCATGCGGGCTTCGACTGACCAGGGCATCGAATTGGTCATGTCCAAGCAGTATGACATCAACACGCAAAAGACCAAGTATCGCCTTGATACTCTCTATGGCGTGGTGAACAAACAGCCGCAAATGAGCGGCATCATGATGTTTTCGCAGACCTGATCGCAGCAGAAGGAGATCACGAGCATGGCTACTTTTTCGAGTTTCGTTCTGCCGCAGGGCAATTCTGGCGATATTGTCATTCCGGCCAATGAAAGCATTGCGGTTGCGTGCCAAGGTTCGGCCCAAGTGTCGCGCAAGATTGGCTTTCCGAATTACCCGGATCAGGTGACGCTTCTCGGCACCGTGACCAATGGCCAGACGGTGTTTGGCCCGTATTCCACCGGCGCGACGATCATCGTCGAGGCTTCTGGAGGCGTGACTGCTTTTTACGAAGTGGGAACGGTGCCGGTAGTGCAGCAGGGCCGCTTGAACGCGCAAGTTCAAGTGACGCCTGCCAACATTACTGATGGCGGTTCTATGGGTTTTTCTCCAGCGGACCTGCTGACCGGCTATGTGACTGCGACCCCTACCACGGGCCGGAACATCCAGCTACCAACCGGCGCGGAATTGGACTTGGCAACCAATATGGCTGTCAATGATAGTTTTGATTGGACGCTTGCTACGCTTGCGGCCTTTGCGCTTACGATCACGGTTGATACGGGTCACACCATTGTCGGGGCGGCGGCAACGGCTGGCACGGCTGGCGCCACCGCGCGTTTCCGCACGCGCAAGACGGCGGCTGATACCTTTGTTACCTATCGGTTGTAGTAATGACTGGGGTGGGCTTTACGGCCCGCCCTAACCCCTTGCAGGAGGCTTTCATGCCGTTGAAAAAGGGTTATTCCAAGGCTTCCATTTCCAGCAACATTCGCAAGGAAATGAAAGCCGGAAAGCCGCAAAAGCAAGCGGTGGCCATTTCGTTGAATACCGCCCGCACGGCTGCGATGAAGGCTGGAAAACCCGGTAAAGCGCCGAAAGGTGCAAAATGAGACCTCTTCCAACTATTCTTTACCGTGTGCCTGGCGCGCATTTTGGCCCGCCTGGTTTTACCTATGATTATCGCGGTGTTGACACGGAAGAGGCGCTAGAAGCCGCCTTGGCTGATGGCTGGCATGAGAGCCTTACCGCCGCAATGGCGCCGCCTGTAACCGCGCCAGAAGCCTCGCCCGTGCCTGCCGATGATGCGCCCGTGACGCGCGAAGAATTGGAGCAAAAGGCGGAAGAGCTTGGCATTAAGGTGGATGGGCGCTGGTCTGACAAGCGCTTGATTTCTGAGATTGATGCCAAGATGGCGGCGCCGGAATGAGCTACACCAAGCGCCAGCTTATCGAAGCCGCGTTTGAGGAGGTTGGGCTTGCGGCCTATACCTTTGACCTGACGCCTGACCAAATGCAATCGGCAATGCGGCGCATGGATAGCATGGTGGCGACTTGGAATAGCAAGGGCATCCGCATTGCCTATCCGTTGCCGCGCAATCCAGAAGATAGCGGCCTTGACGAAGAAACAAGCATTCCAGATCGCGCGGTTGAAGCTATCGTTTCAAATTTGGCGCTTAGGCTTGCGCCTTCGTATGGCAAAGCCGTGGCGCCGGAGGTGAAGACATCGGCAAGGCAGGCTTATGAAATCCTTTTGGCGCGGGCTGCAATGCCGTCTGAAATGCAATTCCCCAGCACCATGCCGGCGGGTGCTGGAAATAGGCCTTATGTGACGGATGATCCTTTTATGCCAGAGCCGCAATCACCGGTATTGGTGGGGCCTGACGGCCCGCTTGAACCTTAGCAGGATGGAATGCCATGCCCACGATTAACCAGCTTTCCGCCCTGAATAGCTTGAGCGCGGGCGATAACATTCTTGTTTATGCGCCTGGTGAAGGCGACACGCGCCGCGCTAGCCTTACAACGCTGCTTTCGTTTATTGAGGCGAATTTTGCCAATCCAGACTATGCAACGCAGATCAACGCGCCTACCTCCAGCGGGTTCAATCTTCAGCTTGGCGCGCAAACGCAAAGCCTCTTCCTGATCATCAACCCGACTGGCGCCTTTGC